TTCTAGACTGTCATGCTTTGCTATTTTTATCGTCATTAGCAAAGACAGCCTAGATCACATCAAAATGCACTACCAATGCATCGCGAGTAAAACAACCTCATAGTATAGGCACGTGATGAACTAAAGCCGTAGTTTCTCTTATGAAGCGTCGCAGTGCACGTCAGATACACTTGCAATCCTTTCTCTGTAACTCAAACTTGCAGTCAGTAAAATGATGTTACAAACAATGGTTTAATATAATTTGGTAAGGACTTAGCCATTTCATTTACTACCTCCTAGGAATTATCAACAAATAAACATTTGTACAAATGTTTATTTTACCTTATATTGTCAATGCCAAAACGGCATAACCGACTAGGGAGAATCAATATGGCCAAGATTGTAGCCATAGCAAATCAAAAGGGTGGTGTAGGGAAAACGACCACAGCCACAAACTTAGCATGCCAACTGTATTCTGAAGGAGACTCAGTTCTACTGGTCGACTTAGATCCGCAAGGCAGTGCTACTGACTGGTCATCAGAACAGACCAAAGAAGATACCTTTCCTGTCGTTCAGATGGGTAAGAATTTAGTTAGAGACTTGCCAAAAGTGGCTAGGGGATATGATTGGGTAATTATAGACGGAGCGCCTCAAGTTGCAGACCTGGCTGCCGCAGCTGTTAAGGCTGCTGATGTAGTTCTAATCCCATCTACACCGTCACCCTATGACATTTGGGCATGTGCTGATCTCGTTGACATTATCAAGGTTAGGCAGGAAGTAACTGATGGCCGCCCTAAAGCCGCATTCTTAGTTACCATGTCGATTAAGAACACCAGACTCAGCCATGAAGTAAAAGATGCATTAGCGGCCTATGAGCTGCCAGTGTTCCGCTCAGGTACAACAAGAAGTGTGGTTTATGCAGAAACAGCTAAAGATGGCAGCAGTGTAGTTGAACTGGATAAAGACCATCCAGCTGCGTTTGAAATGCGCCAAATAGCCAAAGAATTGAGAGAGTTCATCAATGACTAAGCTAGGAATAAAATCAGGATCAAAATCAGGTCATGCAGCTAAAGATGCTGCTATGCGTGAAGTGATGCGTGAGGAAAATTACTTAGATGGGCCGATTACTAATGGTCGTGTTGATCTCGATAAGCGCGTTCATAAGGCCTTGAAGAATCTGGGAACTGCAACCGGAACAGACGATGATAAAGCTGTGACGATGAGAATGCTTATTACCGAAGCTCTGCTTGATTTGTTTGAAAAATATGAAGACGGTAAGGGTAAGTATCAGTTTGATGAAGATGAAACTTGGAGTTGGCACGATAGGAAGTAAATGAATGCGGGGTAAGGCGGCAACCTATCCCCCGCACAACACAATGAAACCCGACTAAGGATATGATTATGTCTGTTGATGAATATAACACTGTTAGAAGATTAAATCTGCTCGAAAATCGCAACAACCCCTATTACTTGGCTCTCCTGCGCCAATACGCCCTGACCTACTGTAAAGGTCATGTTCAAGCTTCACTCTTGAAATTTGCGGCATAGGAGGCCAAATGCAAGCACAAGCATTGATAGACACATTTGGGCCACTCTTGTTAGGAAAGCAGCTTATCACCCTGCCTGTGGGCGGCTGGGCTGGTGGGCTGGTGGAAGTGACTGAACTTAAGCCCGATCCAAACGCACCTGAAATTGTCTTCAACATAAAGCATGCTGGTACCGGCGAGGAAATAGGCGTGTTCGATGACCAATGGGTTTTCATGATCGATAACTTCGAGACTATAGGTCTACTGCTGAGTGAGGCTAGGAGGTTGGAATGCTTATTTTAAAGAAGCCTGACACGGCAGAGATAGACATGATCACTATGGTGCACTGCATTTGCTGCAACTGTACCAACGAGGAAACTATCCCCGCCACGAGCAAAGACGATGGCGCAATCAAACTGCAAAAGCTGGGATGGAGAGCCTATGAAAGAGACGGCGAGACAGGGGCGAACGCCTGTCCGGCATGTGTAAAAGAACTTGAAGAAATAGAAGAAGAGGAAAGAGATCATGATAAATCAACAGAAATTTGAACTGCTTGATGCTATACCAAAGCAAGAAGTGGATCAGCAACTACAGTTTTTAATGGATGACAATAAAACCGGCATCCCCAGTCTAGATGCCGAGGCCATGCAAGCTATTATTTGTGGGTTTTTCCTGGGCTATATGGGCCAGAGTAAGCTGGTTGCATGTGAATATTCAGAACTAGGTCAGGGGGCTGAAGTAGGGATGAAATACCATGGGATGATTATTGAAGGGCTTGACAATATAGAGGAACGTACCGCCGCGGCGGTCGAATTCAGTTTGAGTTATAACACAATGTTTAATACCAGCCACTGGCGCAGCTGGAGTTCGCATAATGCACCCGGGTCTTGGCAAGATACATTCACTCAAGAGTGACAATCAACCAATGAAAGGCCCCCTATGGGCCTTTTTTATTTGGAAGGTTGTGTAGCCATTACAGAACATCGATAGCCACCTTTGCTGTCACCTCTGGCGGTGACTTTATCAATAGACCACGCGCCAGCCATTTCTGGCGGGAACGAGTCATTCAGCGTCATAATCCCTTCGGCCACCAAGTAAGGATCACCTGGCAAATCCAATCGGACGCTAGAGCCCTGACGGTTAACTTTGACTAACTCAGCGCGGCAGGCTTGTTGAGCTATGTCTGCGCTTTCGTAGGCTTGTCTGAGCTTCTTAAATGGCTCTTGACCATCAAACACTTCATGCTCTTTCCCTGTAGTGCTATCGGTCCATTTTGCTTTAACTCCACTGCAGGTTTGCCGGCTAGGTTTGTCCAATTCACAGTTAATAAATTGTCCCGTATCAGCAGGATCGTTATTACCAGGGACGCCTATCACAATCGGCGGTATTGTCTGCCCTGTGATTGTTTTAACTTGCCCACGTTTAGCCAGAACATAGAGGTCATTAACCGGCTTGGCCACGGCATCTCGCTCTTTAGCTAAACGAGTTAGAAATGCGCTATCAGTTTCGTCTATTTGATCAATGTGTGCCAGGGTAATGATCTCGAACTCTGTTGCTACTCTTGGGCTAAACCCATGAGCACTAACAACTTTCCTAAACAACTCGGCAAGCGTGATGTTTTCAAATGAACGAGTTCGACGTTCTTTGAATCTCGTCTTATCTTCAATTTGAAACGGCGCTGCAGTCGCAATAATGGTCATGCTAGGCGGATATAATCGTGGCCTAATGCGAATGATTTTATAGGCCCCTTTATCGACTAAGTTGCTGTCGTAACCCTCAAACCACTGCAGCGTTGCCCCCTCTTTAGGCAGTCCTGTCTGTCCAGCCGTATCCACTGTTAACGTAATTTGATCCGATTGAATACCCGATGCATCTACTCGTTCCCACGAGATTAGCCGGCTATTAATAATTGCCGCTCCTGGGCCACTAACTTTGACTTGAGGAATAAAACCTAATCCCATACGTTTACCACCTTGGCTGGCGCCTTATCCGTTAACGCTGGTAATGTGATCACTATACCCGCAGGTAAAATAGGACCGTATTGCTCAAGACCAGGATTAAGCCGATAAAGTGCTTCTTCGGCTTCATCATCATCCCTTTGCATTTGCTGCCACAGAATTAGCGCAACTGAATCACCATCACGACTGTGTATTGTACTCACCGGCGTATTCCTCCAACTCAATAGAAAACCCGACCACAAATGCGGTACCGTCATCAATAATCTTGTCTTGCTTTTCTTGTAACCGCTTAATAGTCCACAGCCCTAAGTTACGGCCATAACCGTCAGTCAACACCAATGGCACCCGTCTGGCTTGTAATGACCGCAACTTATCCATGTTAGCCATACCATCACCACGGAACCAGGTTCCGTGAACGCTGATATTTTCTAACGCTTGCCCCGTATTTTGGCTGATAGGTTTTTGACCATAGCGAGGGACGGTTACCCAACCGCCATCACTGGTGCGTTGCAGTCCCTCGTAAGGAGTTCCCTCGCTGAGAGAAAACACAAAACCACCTAATGCCAACATTTGCCTCATGAATCACTCCTATCAGATAGGCTGCTATCTGCTCTGGTTGCCACATCGTTATTGCCTAGCAACATAGGACTCAGCTCAGCTTTCATTCTGGCCATAAGATCATTGCCAACATTTTGGTCATAGCCTGGATTGCCAGACGGTGTGATCTGAATGACGGGTGAAAAGGTTATGTTGCGATTAACTTGCTCGAGCTGCTTGGTCTGTTGTGCAATAGCTTTTGGCGGTGGCTGGTCAGTCTTATCTTCACTGAACCAACCGCCAATTTTAGTACCGGCCCACTCACCCACAGCGCCGCCACCAAAACCTCCCACTATTGAACCAATTAGGCCTCCCACTGCAGTGCCTATAATAGGAACAACTGATCCCAATGCAGCTCCCGCCATTGCGCCAGCTGCTGCACCACCTAACCCACCAACCATATCCCCTGCAGTGCCGCCTATTTGTTTTGAGTCACCGCCAGCAACAGCAGAAGCTAATCCGGCTCCTTGAAGCAAAATGTCCGCCGGTTTGAACAATTTACCCGCACCTTTTAGCAACGCACTGCCACCCGCTGGAAGCATATCGATAACGCTGCCAGCCGCACCAGCTATGTCTGCGCCTGCCATAGCCAAATCCCCTGCCGAAGCAGAACCTGAAACCATGGATAAAGCTGCTCCACCACCAAACAGTCCCGCCATTCGCCCTGTTCGTCCAACCCCTGCTCGTAAATGACCTAAACGGCCTTCTGGACGAGTTACGGGGGATCCACTTAACGTGGAGACGCCTTGCTCATGAGTGCCTGCCTTTGAAAAACTAGGCATTAAACCACTGGCAAAACTGCCAACTGTCCCTGCTAACCGGCCAGCACCAGCACGTAAACGACCTAAACGGCCTTCTGGGGAACGACTTAGCGTAGGGACGCCTTGCTCATGAGTGCCTGCCTTCGAAAAACTAGGCATTAAACCACTGGCAAAATCCCCAACTGTCCCTGCTAACCGGCCAGCACCAACACGTAAACGACCTAAACGACCTTCTGGAGAACGACTTAGCGTAGGGACACCTTGCTCGTGAGTGCCTGCCTTTGAAAAACTAGGCATTAAACCACTGGCAAAATCCCCAACTGTCCCTGCTAACCGACCAGCACCAGCACGTAAACGACTTAAGCGCCCCATAGGGCGAACAGCACGACCATCTCGGCCATATTGTTGAGCCGAAGTACCAGAGTAACGAGAACTAGGTGTAGCAAAGTCAGGCATTAATCCACTGGCAAAACCGCCAACCGTTCCTGCTAACCGACCAGAACCAGCACGTAAACGACTTAAACGGCCTTCTGAGGAACGATTTAGCGTAGGGACGCCTTGCTCATGAGTGCCTGCCTTTGAAAAACTAGGCATTAAACCACTAGCAAAATCCCCAACTGTCCCTGCTAACCGACCAGCACCAGCACGTAAACGACTTAAGCGACCCATAGGGCGAACTGCACGACCATCTCGGCCATATTGTCGAGCCGAAGTGCCAGGGTAACGAGAACCAGGTGTAGCAAAGTCAGGCATTAATCCACTGGCAAAACCGCCAACCGCTCCTGCTAACCGACCAGCACCAGAACGTAAACGACTTAAGCGACCCATAGGGCGAACTGCACGACCATCTCGGCCATATTGTCGAGCCGAAGTGCCAGAGTAACGAGAACCAGGTGTAACAAAGTCAGGCATTAATCCACTGGCAAAATCCCCAACTTTCCCTGCTAAGCGGCTGGTACCTGAGCGTAACCGACCTAAACGTCCCCTAGGGCGGGCAACACGACTACTGCGGCTCGTTCTACCTTCTCGACCATAACCGCCTGCACCACTGGCTCCTAAGCCGCCTAACTTGCGATTTAATCTATCAAGGGCTTTTGATGCGCGATTAGCACTAACAGTTGTTGCATCTGTTGAGTTAGAAAGCCTGCCCATTTTCAAACGGTCGATGCCGTTTCCCATGGTTAATTTGGCTAACTTGAAGGCAATCGCACCGGCTTTCACAACTGCAATTGCAGCTGCTACACCCAATAATCCACTGGCAAGCTTAGGGTTCGCCTCTGCAAAATCAGAAACAGCATCAACCACAGTCATCAGTGGCGGAACAACGGCATCGAGAACTGGCAAAAGACGATCACCTAACGTGATTGTCATTCGGTCAAACTTAGCGCCCAATTGCGAGAGCAAATGCTCCCGAGTTTTAGAACGATTAGTAAATTCATCATTGACACTGCCGGCACGGTCAGCCTCTTTAGCCACTCGGCCAAAGGCAGCAACTAAACCATTTTTGTCGTCATCCATAGTGGTGACCAGTTTAGATACAGCGCCTTTGATTTCAGAGCCGAAAAGCTGTGATATTACCGCGCCACGTTCATCAGCTGATACGTCCTGCAATTCACGCAAAACACCCAGCAAAGTCCCTTTGGCATCGTCTTGCATGGCCGTGGCAAGTTCTTCTGGATCAAAACCCAATTTAGACAGCGCTTGCTTCTGGCCACCTGTCGCTGAATATCCAGCCGTTAACGCACCAGATATGTTTTTAAGTGCTGTCGATGCCGTTTCTTCTGTTGCGCCACCTGCAATTAAACTCGCTGATAGCGCCGCAGTGTCGTTGTAATTAAAACCGGCACCCATGGCTGTTGAACCTTGGCGAACCATTACAGCAGCAATATCTTTTGCCTTAGCGTTCATGTTATTGCTGAGGTAGTTGGTTGCGTCAGCAAGGTCTAGAGCATTTTTCTGGGTAAGTCCCATTGCAGCGCGCCAGGTCGCTAATGTAGAACCCGCCTCTTCAGCAGATACGTCCCATGCCACACTCATTTTGGTGGCCGACTCGGCGAACTGCAGCAGCTGGTCTTTCTCGATACCAGACTGGCCTGCTGCCGTGACTATATCGGCAATACCGTCTTGCTTCACACCCAAGTCACCGGCCATCTTCATCATCTGGCGGCGGTAATCGGCTTCTTCTTTCTCACTTGAAAAGTTGACGACTTTCTTTACATCGGCAAACTTGCTTTCGTACTCAACAGAACGCTTGCCAGCGAGAACCATGGGCGCAGCCATTGCCGCAACCCCCATAGCTTCACCGACCAGTTCTCCCTTTTTGGCGTTTCTGGCATCAATGCGGCCTTGCAAGGTTTGGACTTGCTTTAAATGACTCGCTTGCTTTTCTAATGCTTTATTTGCCTGGGCAGTCTGCTTTGCTAAACGCAGCTCCTCAGCACCTAAAGCGTTAACTTTAAGTCCTGCAGCAGCTAAATCTCGGCGTAACCCACCAAGCTCTTGCGACTGTTTACTATACGCTGTAGTCAGTGTTGCACTTGAACGCTGAGCCGTTTTAAGTGCGACACTTTCTTTTTTTAATGCAGCTTCAGCTTCTTTTTTTGCTTTAGTTAAGCGAGTCACTTCCAGCTGCGCTTTCTTCACCTCAGTTGATTCTGCACCATACTTAAGTGTCAGCTTTTCAACATGGTTTTCAGCTGTTTTAAGTGCTGTACTATGTTGATTTAGCGTGGTGATGGCGGACTGTTCAGCCTGCTTTAACAACTGAGTCTCAACTTTGACATCACCCAACTTATTACGAGTAATGTCTAACTGAGCTGAAACGCTTTTAAACCGATCAACTAACTTTTGCTTCTCACCGAGGGCTTTTAACTTAGTGCTCGTTTCTGCTGCAGCGCTTCTGAGCTTTCCGACGCTCTTAGTGGCATCATCGGTGGGGCCACTAAATTGATTAACTGCCGATAAAATAATGGACGTTTTATTTTGATTATCTGCCACGGCCTACCCCTTTTTAATGCCGAGCTTTGCGACCGCCAAGTGATAACGGCGCATAGCTTCGTCAATACGCCATCCCAAAACTTCTCCTGGCGAAACGTGATAAACCAGCGGGATCACATCCGTTAGGACTTCAACATCTTTTGGCGAAAGAAGTCCGCCGATTCTTCCAAAAAATCAATTAAACGCTCTTGCAATAAATTCCAATCTGGCAAACTCAAACGCTCAAGTTCTGCATGAGAAAATCCTGAACAACTCGCACTAATAAACAAGGTGCGCTCCCATTCGTCTTTGTGAGTGTCCATCAAATCCGTCGTGGCCACGGTAGGAGGACGAAGAACATACGATGTTTTATCTTGACCATCGTCACCTTGGAACGAGTGAAGCAAAACAGGATCCGCCGACGAGTCAAAACCTTCAATTAACGTCGCAGCACTGGTATGCATTAACTCCAGCACAAAATCTCGAATAGAGTTGTAATCTGGCGTGACGAGGGCTTTAAGTTCTTTAGTGCTTAATCCTGTACTTGCGCTAATACAGCCACGCAGTAAATCAGTGTCTTTGCCTTTATGAGTTTTGCTTAGTTCTCGGTGCTGCCCCATAGTCAATAACTGAATATTGACGGCAGGTAATTCCTGCCCTTTGTCATCTTTAATAGGCCAAACTAGCGTATGTGTTTTAGGTTCAAACATTTCTTACTCCCAAATAAAAAAGGCCCACTCTAAAGAGGGGCCTTGTTATCACATCACTTAAAAGTGTTATGCCATACCAATGTTGCGGCGGTGTTCAACCATCAAATCACCATTACCTAAATTCAAAATCTGCGCATTGCGATCAATCTCATAGATGATCTTACCGCTTTCAGTTTTCTTATACGCGTTGATGGCCATCTCTAAATCTTGGTCTGGTAATTCGCCCATTTTACTGGGTGACTCAGTAACGCTAATAACTTCGCCAGTGAGACTGTAAACAATAGCAAACTTGTTACCGTCTTCATCTTGATGTGATTCCTTCACATCAACCTGACACATTTCACCTGCAGACAAACCGAATGCAGAAAGTAGCTCTTGGTTAGCGCCTTTAACCTTAAACTTGCAGCCCATTTTTTCTAAACCGACCATGATCTGACCTGGGATAAAGGTGCCGCCACGAGTGTCTTGCATGGTTTTTTTTATTTCTGGCGGCGTGAACTCGTCTAGTTCTTTGACCAATGGTTGACCGTTAATCATGCCAGCACGGGTAATACGTGAACGTTGTCCAGCCATTACAGAACTCCTTCCAAAAAGGACTCAACAATGCCGATATCCTCAATTAAGTGATACACCATGTGCTCGTTCGGGGCGAAGCCATGGTACTTGATTGCAATATGCCATTCGCCATTACGATAACTGGCTACATTATTCAACGTGGGATGCAAATACACTTGGGCACCCATGATCGTTTCGTCCGCTTGCAACGTCTTCAGCCAATAATTGAGCTTAGTGATCTCTTGTTCCATAAAGCTCTTGCTAAGATTACGTCCCATCGCACGTTGCGCTGTCATTGCCAACTTACGCACAATCGCGTATTCCAGGCCAACTTGAGAAACAAAACGTCCCATCACACAACGGTTGCCGATCAGCGAGAAGCCTCCCATCGACGTACGGGCAAAGTAAGAAACGCCATTTTTATTCAACAAATCACCATTTGTTGATTTGTCCATAATGTTGTAATCAATAACGCGAGCCGTCCCCTGAATTAGCGCACCCATACCGCCTTTTGCCGGACTTTCCCAAGCTTTTACACGAGCAAAGCATGATAGCGCCACAGCTGCTGCAGAAAAGTACACATTGCCTTTGGCCGCTTTACTGTAAACTGCCACCTGAGGATCGACTAAATAGAAAGATTCATAGCCTGTTCCATCCCCGCCAAGGCTCGCCGAATAAGCGACTGCAGCGTTATCACTGGTATTAGGGCCATCACCAACAGGAATAGCAAATAAACGCCGTCCCATTGCTGCAAGTGCATCAGCAACCGGTTTAGTATTGAAGCCTGGCGCAGCAATATGCGTGGGTGTCTCTTGGCAATTAGCCAAGGCATTAATACCAGTGCGCTGCCCAGTTGCTGCGTCAACCTTACCAATAACATTGGTCGTGGCTGTCGCGACATCAGCACCTGCATCAACAATAACCACATAGATAGGCACTGACACTAGACGCAGAATTTCATAACAACTGCGCCACAGGGTTCCAGTTTCAGTACCGGCTACATCTAACCTGGCTAGATCACCTAAATTACCTATCCGAATAGGGCTATTTTTAGGCAGCAATGGATCAGCGCTAGGCGCCGTTCCAACTAGACCAAAAATAGTGCTACCGAGTGGGCCCATTGGTGGTGGCGCAGCCTGGCGTTCAATGCTGATACCGTTATGCACAAAAGATGCAATTTGTGGCATTAGTTAGCTCCTTTTTGTTGTTTGTCAGAGGCTATGACTACATCAATTTTCACTGGTACTAAATGACCTGACAGAATTAAGAACTGCGCCGCGCTTGGCAAAAGTTCAACTTCGGCATCAACGTAATGCCAGTGCTTTTGATTCGGACACTCATATGCCTTGATGACTCGATACTTAACGCAGGCTGTAATTGTTTTAACTGGATTAGCCATACGGCCTCCATAAATGAAAACCGGCGAAATGCCGGATTTTAGGTGTAAAAAAACCGCCGATGAGGCGGTTAGTTATTCAGGCTTCATGGGCCAGACAATCTCATCTGGCGTGACGAAGTTGGCAGTAATGTCGCGCAACTGCTGCCGGTAATCTGCCCAGGCAGTCCTCTGCTCCGCGCTAAAGGGCGCGTCTGGAAACTGGGTGTAATCACAGGCTGTCAATAGGGTGTTGCGCTTGGTACGGATCGTCGACCACGCGGCGTCTAGCCTGGCGTTATCGCAACAAGCGTGGGCGTCTGCGGCACTAAAACCCAACTCAATCAAAATTGATTCGTCACACGGTACGTTAACCAGGATTGTGCCGTTGGTGAGTACGAGAGTATTAAAACTTAACATAGTAGTTTTCCTTACGCTTTAGCCGCATACAGGTTGTCATTGTGGTATTGGTGCGAAACCAGCTTGTCTGGATATTGGGTACCCAGAAAGGCATCACTTATTGGGTACGCCTTGACCACCCATTTGATCTCAAACGTAGGCTGTACGCTACGCCCAATTTCCACCTCGCCCAGCTCGCGGCTGTATTCCAGATTACTGGCCCAGTTTGTCAGTACGTGATACGTGAGCCCGCCGCGCAGGTAGCATCCTGATTTACTCATACAACTGGCAATAGCGCCGCTTTGTAGGCCACCGAACAAAGGCCTACTGCCATCAATTGGACGCGCGATGGATAACATTGCGTGCTTCAGGTTCCGCACCGTCTCACGATACGTCTGGCTCAGACGTTTAATATGCAGATATTTGCTATCCCCGCTCCATGGAGTAGAACCTCCGTCGAGCTGTAGCAGCAACCCAGCAACATGATTCGGCGTGCCCTCATTGAATGGATCATCAGCGCCGCCATTCTCAGGGTACGAACGACTGATCACCATTTCCCCGCCACCGTGGTTATTGCCGGGAAAACTCCAAAATACAGGGAAGAAATAATCCGGACTTAGGCCTGTCAAATCGATGGTTTTAGCATAACGTGCGACTCCCTCCATTTGATCCGCTTTCAAGCCAGACTTCCAAGTGTTCAACTCGGTGATTTTTTGAGCCACCTTAGTATCAATCTGTCCCATCTTGCCGGCAACCGTCGCAGTCATCTGATTGACCGACTGGATTAGCGCCGCTGTTTCTTGCGTACTCATAGGTGCTCCTTTTATACGCTGTTAATTAAATTAGTGCCGTTATCAAAAGCGGCGGTTAATTGGGTTATCAGGCTACTAAGTTCCTGATTAGTGCTATCTAGTCCCGTTTGTTTGGCGTAGAACGCAGCCGATTTACCCTCTAACAAAGCCGTATCGGCGGCCTTAGCGCCTTTTGCTAGATACCTGGCATCGGCGGCTGCTTTGTCGTACACATCGGCGCTATTAGCCTTAGCGGCCAGCGTGGTAATGATGGTACCAATGCTGTCTTGGTTGCCCTTAAGCGCTGCTGCCAGCTCGTAAATGGTGTCCAACTCAGCCGGCGCCAAACCGATAAGATTCTGGATAAGCTGGTTAACTTCATCCTTGGTGTAAGTCACCCCCTTGTCAGCCTTATTGGCAAGCTCAGCTATGTTGACGGTAATTTCCACATCACCACTGCCATCGAAACTGACTTGGCCACTGGCATCACCAGTCAGGCTAAAAAGTCTGGCAACCTTTAGCGCATGGGCATAATCGGCGGTGGCGGCTAGGCGATTGGTGACAGTCAAATAATCTATAGTGCCGCCTGATTTGCTTAACTTGTTGCGCAGCTTTCCGTCAATAGTGCCAAGCAGTTGACTGAGCTTACTCAGCATGATGTCTATTGGCGTTTGGGGTTCAGCCATGAGTTACTCCTGGGCGCCAATGGCGCCAATATAATGATCCAGCGTTAGGCTCATACCGCTAACCATACCCAACTGCGCTTGGCTTACCTGCTCGGCCTTTTCGCTTGCCATAACGGCTGCATGCTGTGCCTGCTGCGCCATGGTCAACACGCTTTCAGCCACGGTGCCGACAGGCCCTTGAACGCCGATAGATACGACATTAAGCCGTGGTCGGCTAAGCTGCTTAATGGTGACCTGATTGCCACCAATATCCATTCTCACCACTTGCCGAACGGTATGGCGCAGCGTTATACGGTTGAGGTTATTCATTGCACTGCTCCCACCGTCAACCGCGCCCAACCGCGTACCAGGCTGTAAGCATCACCGCTTGAAAAAGTGACCCGCACTTCCCAGTGCGCATCCTGCCACGCATCAGCCTGTTGGCCAGCGGTTTTCTCTGGGCTGATATGTATGGCCATACGGCCCTTGGTAGGCTCGGTCACAGTAATGTCACCCGCCAGACTTGTGCAGCTAACCAGCAAGGCATTACTGACTGAACTACGCACCTGCAGGGTGATACTGCAACCGGTAATGTCCACAGGTTGCAGCACGCCGGCTTCGTTTTCAGTCTCCCACGTCAACTCAAAGTCGAAGGTAGTGCCAGTGACCAGGGGCAGCTCTTGTTCGTCCATACGCCCCCCTTAGGCATGTTTCTTTTCCAAATCCAGCAAACGAAACTCTTGCTGGATTTGCCGGTGCATTGTGTCTACCTGAGCGATGGCCATCTTAATAAATTCTTCGTCAATTAAGATGTTGAGGTTTTCAGTACCCACGACGACGGTAACCGTATTGCTAGGCAGTGCTGACAAATTCAGCGTTAACGGCTGAATGCAATTGCCATTTTTAGGCTTGTAGTTCAGCGTGGTATTGGGCGCGGAAATAACCCCAAACAGGGTGCCACTGGCAAGCCAGAAGCCAATCTCACGAATAGGGTATTCTTGCGGACCGCTGAACTTGGCAGCCGCTCGTAAAGTCGAGTCTCCGGTGTCTTTATATTCTCCAAATTCAACGCGCTGTAATTCATTCTGCAGCGTAGTCTGGTCTTTATTCGGTGTGTAGGCTCTGTCACCAACCGAAACCCATTGAAGTTCAGCTTTAATCCCTTTGGATTTGGCGCTGATACACTCATTTAACCCTTTGGTAGTGATAACTAATTTAAGTTCGTCCATCTGATTGCCTTATGTTACTGCGCTCGCGCTAATGGCTGAGACTGAAATACTATAGTGACCAGCCGCTGCAGTAATGCCCACTTGGGCATAACCACTAATCACTGGCACAATAGCCAATAAATTTAACGGCTGAATATTGATACCTGGAGAAATGCCACCACCAACGGCAACGCTAATGCTGGCGGCTGGCATGGGCCATAAAGCTGCACTCGCCAGCTTCTTATTGACGTTCGTTGGCGGTGCAGCTGCTCCGGCAAGACTAAGCTGAGTCTCAACACCGAACATCAGCGAAAGCTCAATCACATCACGCTCAGATTTACTGTCATTTATGTAAGCTAATAGCTTATGAACATTACTCACATTGACGGGCTTATTGCCCTTTTCCCATGCAATGATGGACAAATGATATGGTGCAGCTTGCGGTACTTGCTGATACCAAGGTTTCACTTCGCTGAGAAAATCTAGCGACTCAAGTGCCATCTTTAAACCGGAACGAGTCCCACTTAAACGTCTAACCTGCCAAGCGTTTCCGGTTAACTTTCTCTGTGTAGATTCTGGGTCTGTAGAGTCCCAAACCGGTAATTGACGTTCACTCGCTAAGTATGTGACGATGTTTATCGGCGCTTTAGCCGCATTCAATAACTCTGGATAAGGCTGCTTAATAGCATAAAGCTGCTCGCTCAATGCCAATTCTAATCCGCGCTCTAACGGACTGCGGTTATCAGGTAGAACGCTATAAGTTTTCAGTGCTGACGGTAATGTTGATTGACTCAAGATACGGCGCCTCACGGTACGTACAGCGCAACGGCTGAACAGGTTCTATTAAGTCGGCTCTGTGAGCCCCCGTTGATTTAAGTAATACGCTGTAAATCATTGATGGCTCGATACTACCGCCCAAACGATGTTGACTAAATGCGTATTCCTTCACCGCTTTTTCAGCCGCTAACTTAACCATGGCTTTATCTGGACCAGGACGCAGATGTAAAACGGCACGGCATTGCCACCGAGGGATTGTCGGCCGCTTTACTGTCACCAAGTCGGTCTCTTGCGCTATGTCGTCACGTTCTAAATACTGCTGCGAAACATCAATTAAATGTTGGTCAGGCATACCGTCGCCATCATGGGACAAGATGTAGCAATCCACTGTGCCAGGTTCCACCTTTCTTGCTTGAGCATCCTTCGTTTTTCCTGCATCGTCATGCTCAGTAAATTCATAGGTCACGATGACTTTATTCTTTGTCGGACTTTCGACGCGCACAGTCGGACGACCACCCAAGGTCATTGCATGAAAACGATAACCCGACCGTGTGCCTGTGCTTGCCAAAGCGTAGGCGGCAAGATAGTAACGGGTTAATAATGCCTCATTACTTTCCATCACTGGTGGCACTTGCGGATATGAGTTAGGGTCACCAGGGGACAAAATTAAACGAGTGACACCTAATTGGCTGGCGATCAAATCAACCATGGAGGTGTCAGTGGCATACATGCCGAACATTTGTAATGCCTGCGCATTCATCCGGCGGGTGACGCTTTGCAAGATAACTGCAAAAGCCTCAGTAATCTTGGTTAAAATCTCAGCTTCATTATTGAATGTCTCTCTTACTGCAGCCACATCCCAAGGTGCGTTCTGCTCAAGATAAGCCAATACATCAGCTTTCACGTTTGCCAGTAATATCTCAAACACTGGCGTGGTAATGATGTCCGGCTTAGGTAATGGATTTTCATGTGGAAACATTGACTGGCACCTCAAACTTTATAGAACGCCCATGCCAAGTGCCCTCAAAATACAAATCAAGTCCTGTGTCATGGCGTTTGGCTACGCAACGGCTAGGAATAAAATCCTTCAGCCCATTTGCCGGATTATAAAAAGCCTCAATAGCAAAACTTTGCGCCTTGACCAACAGGCTATCTGACATATTCTCAGCTAATGTTTCGCGAACTCGGCTACCAAACTTTGGACGCTTTGCTCGACCTGTTAGCGGTGTTGTCATTACTTGAATAATGCGACTAACCAGCTGTTCTATGCCGTCGATTTTACGGCCTGATCTCCGGTCGATACCTATCATAGAAGCGCCTTTATATTGTCAGGCAAGGTCATGTCTAACGCTGCGCGGGTACAGTCATTGTTCCATAGGGCTTCAATAGATTGTGCCAATGACGATGCCATCAGTTTATTTTTCATATCAGTTAAGAAACTTTGCTCTGCTGAAAAACGATCAGCAATACTGCTCAGTGCAGAGTGAAACATTTCCGCAATGCTGGACAAAAAACTTTCTAAAACGGACGATGACATTGAACCTGAAAAGTAAGCCGCAACTTTTTCAACGATGCTATTTGCAGCATCACCAATCGCATTAAAAAACTCGTCACATGCACCGTTAACCGTTGCAAATAATGCCTCGGTATTGAAGCAGCTAGACGGCACTTGATTAGTCAATGCGTCGAGTTTATTGGCTTGCTGCGCCATAGATGAAAGCCGTAATGTGTCATTTGACATGGCTGTTATTTGAGACACGTTACCAAGTAGGCTGCCATTTGCAGAACTCAATAGCTGGCGCGTACTAGCTAGAATGCCAGGATTAACAACGCCTAAATTTTCTAATGGCCTTAATGCATTGTCGGCTTGATTTACCGCCGAAATAGCTTGATTACCCACGCCGATAGATGGACTCGAAAAAGTCAGACCTCCTGATTGGATTTTTTTAAATAAATCAATGTTCATCGCTATTTCGTCTCGTTAGGTGTACTCGTATTAGGATTGCCAGTTGGATGCGTATGTCCATTATAAATATTGCGATCATCTTGCATGCTGCGCGTGTGATCGCTGACCTCGCCATCAGCCTTGACGTCCTTAGTCGCATAAACCTGCCTGGTATCGAGGGTGATCTTCTCGCTCGCCTTTAATATCAAGGTGCCGGCATCCATGTCCCATATCTCTGCACACTTATCCCCGTAGGCCGTAACCACTTGTTTAGGGTTATCAGCAGGGAAAGGGAACTGGCTGGAATCTATACCAACCAGCGCAATGCTCTGGGCGCCGGTGTTACCGCCGCCAAAATTCAAAATGAGTGCCTGCTCGCCTTTAGTAGGGCAACGGTAATGAGATACCCGCCCTGCAGATTGAGCAAACCACTTAATAAAAGGAGTGGTCAGGTCGCCATGCTTGACCTTGACCAGTTTATTGCTTCCGTGTATTTCACTGACACAACCCAAACGGATCATGAGTTGCTGGCGCCGGCGTAGTTCTTCCACCTCAGTGCTTAGCTCTTCAATACGATCAAGATATGGCGCAAGCATTTCACGCACCAGAATTTCAAGCATCTGCCTCATTGAAGTCCTCCAGTGGGTGATATTCGGCATGGTCATCCATGTTTACCGGATTCACTGCCAGGCGTATGCCCCGTTCTTCATCAGGCTCCAGCGTTGGCATGCCGATGGTAACTTTCTGCACGTATTTGATTGACCACACGGAATAGGCATCAAGCTCAGGATCTAATGCATCTGGGTCGGCGCTGACGACTTTAGCCGGCATAGCTTTTAGGCCAAAGTTAGTGTCCTGCAGGACCACACTGAGAAACATGGCCGCATTACGGGCATCAAGCTGATAAGTGCTCTCTTTTACGCCCATGACTGCCAGCACTTCACAGTGCAAATTGACAGCCAACTGACCATTACCAGGCTGCTCACCAACAGGTTCCCATCCCATCACTGAGATAAAAGCACAAGGCGTTTCTAGGGTGTCGGTAATCTCAGGGTAATACTCGACCCCCTTGAGCCATGGCGCCTTAGATTTGAGCCAAAGGCGCACCGCCTCGTGATATTCCGTTAGGTGTATGCCTTTGCTCATGTCATTACTTCCATTTTCGTTGATGGCCAGCAATAATATTGCCTGCAACAACTCTGCTCTTAAGGTCTGTAGTAAAGTGCCTCATAAACACATCAGGTAGATTTACAAAAATCTCATCTTCCAACTCAATGTGAACAGCATCAGACACTGCTACTTTCTTTTCACGGACAGGGAATCTTGCTGCACCTTTACGGGCGAAAATGGAACGCTTGCCACGTACTCTGCCAACAAAACCATCCTGGTATTCAGTCTTTGCTAACTTTTTAGAGGTAAAAGCTGCGCCAACTGGAGAGCGTTTTCTTCCTAATCTTGACACCCTACCTTTTAGGCGGCCGATAGACATATCATTCAAACCAAACCACAATTTCAACTCATTAAAATTTCTGTCATCCTGAGTGATTTTGAAAGGGCTTTGATGTGTCTGCATACGCTTACGAACCTCCTTCAGGCTCTTAGCGTCCATGCCGTTTCGCAACAACTTAGAACCCTGAGACTTCATGGTGACAGCCGTTCTCGCAATCGCACGGTTATACGCTGCATTCAGTTGCCAGTCGGTCGCTTCCAATTTATCCTGAGCCGCCTGCAGCTCTATAAGGTCAATATCGAATAGCAGGCCTGATTGTTTGTTTGCCATCTTTGACTCCAAGATAAACCCGAGTCAGACCTGAACCTTCTGATACGGGTTGCTTCACCAGTTGCCACTCACTGCCGGCTACGGTCACACAATCCCGAATGTTAAGCCCTGCTGCATCACTATCTGACAGCAATAGGGAAGCGTTATTACCCTCAACAAAACCGCCACCTTTCAGCTTGGCCGTCTGCTGTGGATTTTTGTAAATCCCCACAACAGGATTATTTCCGCTTGATAGATGCAGGATGGCTGGCGTACCGAAGTCTTTGGAGTTAAAGAACACTCCAAAGTCATTGGCGCCTATCACTCTTCTGTCTCTTCTTCTTCACCGAAGAAATCATCAAGCGCATCGGCTTCGCCTTCTGGGTCTTTGATTTCAACGGTGACCTTGGTTGAGTCCTTAACCACTTTAGCCTGACCGGCACGTACTAAATCACGAGCTTCTGCTTTGCTGACTTCTACGACAGAATCCACCTCGCTCTTACCTTCGCCTGTCTTTAGAAAGACAGCGGTACCACGGATCATCACGCCAGAAATAATTTGAACTTTCATGTTCACTCCAGATATAAAAAGGCGCCTCATGGGCGCCGTAACTTAAGGGTTATTACACTTTCTTGCCGTAGGCAAAGGCAGCACCATGGCGGATAGCAACGTCTGCATCCTGGAACACGCGCAGCACAGTACCACCGCTAGCAGCCTTGGTTGACTTATCAACGGTCAGGTCAAGAGCACCCCACATGCCGACCAGTGCCTGGCTAAAGTCACCGTGCAACATGGCATCGGTTTCAAGCTGAGTGGATACCACACCTGGATAACCGTTAACCTGGTCGCCATCCCACAGGTACTTAGCCGTTCCAGCCGCCTTTTCTGTGGTTTTTAGGATTCCACGCAATGATGGGCGCATGGCGTAAGCCATGTTAGCAGCCAATGCGTTAGACTCGGCCACGGCGGTTTCAAACGCCACGATGGTCTTCCAGTCCCAACCGCCTGCAGGGATTTGAATCGCATGCACACCCGTCTGGTTTTTGATACCCAGTGGCTGGTTATTGAGGCCCGTTCCGAGGAACACCGCCTTATCAATACCCAGACCGATACCGCGCAGCATTTCATCACGCACCAGTAAATCAATATCTGGCGTGGATTGCTGCATCAGACGGCGAGTAATCGGCACTGCACCGGCAATGGTCTTCGGTGACATCTTAATGATGCCCAAACCCACATTTGACTCAGTACCGTCTTCGTCTTCATCAATCCAGTAGAAAGAAGAGCCACTCGTCATTTTCGGGATATCTACGTTACCAACCAAACCCGTCGCAAAACGTACACCTAAGCCGGCGGCAATCGAGTTAGGACGCAGCAGATCAATAAATTGGCTGCTCCACAAATCAGTTGCAACTAATTCACCACCCACACCTGCAGCAGTTGATTGAGCGGCACGGCCCAGTTGCGCCAATACTTCATAGTTGACGTAAAAGCCGCGAGCATCTTTGCCCATCTTATCTGCCAGAGCGACAGAGATTTCACGCTCAAAACCTGCACCTTTCCAGTTGTTGGTGATACTGGCGCGAACCGCATTAATCAAGCTGTAACGGCGAACATCTTTATCGTTTAAGCCTAGGTTCATTTCTGTTCCAGTGGGCTTAACTTTCTTATCACGCACACCGTCAAGTACTAATTGACGAAATTTATCAACTGCATCGCCATTTTGTACGGCTTCTTGAGCTTCGCGGCCCATACCGAATTGTGAACCCATAGCCATGATTTCTTGGCAACGTTCAGTTTCTAACTTACGCACTGCTGCTTCATCGACTGCCACAGCTGGCGCTTTTGCGCGTGGCTTACCGGCAGGCTTTTGAACGCGGGTTTGTTCTTGTTCTTGTTCTAAAACATCATCTTCTGGGTCCATACCTAACTCTCTTAGTTCAATGTTAAAATCAGTTGTGTCGTCGTTATCATCACTTCGGCCTAACCCCACTGAAGTGTCAGCTGGCACAGATACAGATGAAATTTCATAGGGCTGCCATTTGGTCGCCCGATACCAATCAACCCCGTTTTCATCTCGCTTAACGTGGAGGATCTCCAAAATACGGTACCCAACGCTGATATGCGGCCGGATACCGTCCTTTAGGTCTTGCCATAATTCTTCGCCACGTACGCTATTGGATAAGCGAATAATGGCTCTACCTTTCTTGTTGTCGATAATGGCGCTTTCAATCGCTCCACGTTGGTCACGAGTGTTGTGATCCATAAGGAACGCGCCGCTATTATTCAGTCTCGACAAATCACACTCACCAGGCGCATGTCCAAGAATTTCCATACCAAACCAACGCTCAACGGGTTCCTCGCTAGAGAAACTCAATTCAACGGTGCGGTTTTCGACATCGACGGATTCACGGACAAAGGTAAGGTTTCGAAACTGGCGGCCAAGTTTAAGAGTTTTGCTCTTTTTCTTTGCTGGCATCTTGATTCCCTTGTTGTTGCAGTGCTGCAGCGCGAGCTTTGCGCACCTCAGCAATTCGGCCTTCAAACTCAATTAACTCTTTAATGACCGTTTCAGGGTCATCACCCCGTTCTCTGATAATTTGGAACGGGGATTTCGTCATGTTGTTAATGGCTTCGGTATTGGCTTTCTCGTCTTTTAACGGGTCAACCCAATCCCATCGGCGGCCCTGAAAACAATGCTTATCAAGTCGCTCTAGTTCACTAAACCGCAAACCCTTTATGGCGCCGGTGAGTAAAGACATTCGCAGCCAAGTTGACTTCACCACGTCACAGAACGCTTGGCGCATCCAGCGCTGTTTCTTCTTCCAACCATCACGGTCTTCGAGTACAAACTGGCGCAAACTAGAAAAGCTAATACCCTCTCCATCGTTTGCTAACGTGTTGTAACTCACATCTAAACCGCTTGCGGCACCGCGCTTACCTTCTTTCATATAAGACGCAAAATTGCTGCCTGACTGATTGAAATTAAGCTCTTTTAGTGAGTAGCCGTAAGGAACAACTACTGACATGCCAGGCTCAACTTCTTCTACAAAGTCGGGTTCCTCGGTGTCATCTTCGGGTTCAACATCGGAGTCCGGCTCGTAAGCAATCATCTTTGATGCCGCGATTCTGGCGCCGGTCAATTCAGCTTCTCGGTAGCCATGCAAGTGATGCATTTCAAGTAGTGCTGCATGAGCCCAGGGCACACCCCGTAGTTGCCCCACTCGCAGTGGTAAAAACTCCAACAGCATTTCACTTGCAGGAATGCGCTCATAACGAGCATTGCCGTAGAAATAAACCCTGTCGCCAGGGTGCTGCGTCAAAATGTGATAAGCCACTGGCCTGTCCCATTCATCAACTTCAACCCCCATGCGAATGCGGCCATCCTTTAACTCACGGTTGTAATTAATATCTAAGTGAGCGCTGTCCAGTAGTTGCAACGCAAACCCATATTTATTCGGAAACCCTTCAACTAACCGCACCAGGATTTCACCGTCTTCCGCGACGGTTCTGATAAACAACATTTGCAGGTCTTGCCAACTAAAACGGCCTGTTACATCGCAACAACCCTTTTTGCCCCAATCTTTAAAATGTTCTTCGATCAAGTCGTTGGCGGCGGTGTCATCAGCATTACCAGTGAAAATTTGCGCCTTACTTTGAAACGAGAACCCCTCGGGGCCAACCACATGCGTCTCGCACATAGCCAAAAACTTAACGACATAGCCATCATCGTTACCCGCTCGGCGGCTTTGAGCCTTAATCGCGCCTAAATCACGGCGTAATTCTTCGTTAATGCTAAGCGTCAACCCCCCAAGGCGGGGGCCTTTCAAGCCTTGTGCCGCCAATGCATAGCGCTTATGGCTGCCTTGCACACTGCGGGTTTTGCGTTCAGGACCTTTAGATGCGGTTTCATTCATGCAGGCAACCTCGTCAAGACACGTTTCAGTCTGAATCCGGCTCCGTTCTCTTGCCTAATCTTGCGAATGTATGACTTACGTAAGGCATACAACTCTTTGATAGGAATGCGGTCTAGCCGGCGGTCATCTATCGTGTAACTTTCATGATCTGATAAAATCCGACCTTCTAACACCGCATTAATTGCATCAAGCATGCGTTTAGAGTGACTGCGTGGATCGTGACCAGCTGACAACTGGCTAAAATCAGCCTCAATCGTTATCTGGCCAGAACTAATGACCTGACGGTCAGCTCCTAGCGTTGCATACAGGCGCCATTCATATTGACCAGCAACCCATCCACTAGTGACATCAGCCATCTGTTTAACAATGACAACACCATCACTGGTTAATGCGTCGATATCTATCGCACCTGGACCGCGCAGCGCATAACTAAACTGCCACTGGCCATCCGCTAACTCGTGACCAAATGACCAGCCAACTGAGGTACCGGCGCTTATTTTCTTGGGTTCATTCATTATCTATACCGGCTGACAAAGCCTCCGCCGCCGGTGCGTTTACGGCTGGACCGTTTGCGCTTGACGGGCTTTCTGGTGGCTTTTGGTGGAGTTTCTTCATCTGGCTCGGCATCTTCATGCTCGGAGCCATCGGGTTCATCTGGTGAAGCAGACGACTTCTTGCGGTCAATTCTCAGCATACGGGCGCACATGTATTGCATCCCCTCACAGTCCAGGTAATCGTTCCGCTTGGCGGTCTGATTCCACTTTCCTGTCTCTTCGTTAAATTCTTCGGCAACAATATGGCGGCAGTATTCCTCGGTAATATCTGAGGGGATCAACCAATCACCTTCCTTACCCTTAGGCCAGCGCACTCGGCTATGTACCCATGCTTTGGCCAGCGTAGTATCAAAGTCCCATCGTTTATCACCGTGCAGGCGAGTCTTACCCTTCTTGTCGACTTCAAGGCGAACTAAACGAAACGGTTTAGGCAAACGCTCAAACCCCATAAGGGCACGTGTTCGCCCCTTGTGGCGGCGCACGAACGCCAACACTTCATCAGTTCTGAAACCCGCATCGACGCCCATCAGTTGGATTTGCTTGCCATCCCATTCCTGCTCTAGGAACTCTGACAGCTCATTCCAGACCTCAGGCTTATCCGTGTCTCCCCAAATCTCGCCCCACTCAATCAGACGACTAGACATGCCAGGGCGCCAAGCGCGAAGCACGTAGTACAGCCTGTTCTTCTGCACGTCTACCGTGCAAATGAGTTGGTCAAAACCTTCGGGGATCTGGCCGGATGCGTAGGATGAACGCAGCGCATAAACCTCTTCCCACTCTGGCGCCTCACCGGCTATGGCGTATATCTCACCAAAACCAGTGTTATAAACAGAGAGCAGAGTATTTGGATTGCCGCTTTGTAGAGCTTCAAGCAATTTTCTGGCAAGAAAGCCATAGCTCTTTTTCGCAGAAAATGAGCACAGGCCGCTGACCCATATGCTGAAATGTGAATTTCCATCACTAGTTCCCAACATGCCGTGATACGGCACAACATGATCCTGTCCATCTTGAGTAATGATCACATGACCATCATCATGCCCTCTGACAGATTGACCAGGGGCAATCCCTACACCTTTGGCATTCATGCCCTTGCGCTTGCTATCCTCTATAAGAGATCCGCAATGAGCACAGGTAAGCCGTGCTTCTTTAACCGCTTGAGCAGGGGGGCATTCGTTATCGGTGCCAATGCCAGGCCACCACAACAGATCGCTCCTTGGCATGAAATACTCATGACAATGAGGACAAGGGACGGCCCATTCATGCCTAGTGCCTTTCTCCCACTGGCGCCAGATAGGACTTGATACTTTGCCCTTATCAGCAACGGTCCAATGGATCATGCCCGTTTCTGGATGCGGTGAAGCCGTGGCTATGCCGTGGGTTGGAGTGCTGGTAAGTCCCAGCTTTGAATCTGTGTACGCATCACCACGGGCCTCGGCTATCTCGGCCAAGTCACCCTCACCAGTGGCGTTTTCGTCAGGCCTATCCAGCTCGTCTACCAATGTGATCACGGCCGAATCTGAGGCCAGCTCAGTAGCAGAACCCGCCCAGGCGAAACGCAGTGATACACCGGCTATGCGCTTTTTGTGCTTGGAGCTTTTCTTGTCGAACTTCACCCACAGGCTCTTGGCCTCCTGGAACATTTCAACAATCTTGGGCTCAACCACGTTGTTAATGTTGGACTCAGTAGGCCCGACATAAATAATCGGCGCCGGCTCGTCATCTAGCTTCCAGCCGATCACGTTCTGCATCGTTGCGGACTTCCCCATTTGGGTGCCCATGACGAACGTGATCTTGTTATACCTGGGGTCAGCGAATGCGATACACACAGGAATCATGTATGGCGTGGATGCTGTATTGAACGGTCCTGGTATAGGTGAACCTGGCGGCATACGTCTATTGCTAGTAGCCCACTCAGCTGCATTCCTCAGCGGTGGAGCTTCCACCATCTCGGCTGCGTTGAGAACGATATTCAGAAACGAATTCACGGAGCCGGTCAGCGGTGGCAGCACGAACTCGGCGGCATTCTGCATCAATTTTGTTTTTGCATATTGCTGGTTCATTAATGGGTGCGACCTCGTTAGCTAAACGCGCACCAAGGCCGTTCAGTTCATTGCCAAACAGAGTAGATATGGCATAAAGCAACTGGCCAGCGTCCTCCAAATCAATGACAGACTCTTCGGCTTTATCAGCTTCGACCACGGCCTTTCTACGCTTAGCTATTGCAGTCAGCAGTTCTTCGCCATCCTTAGTGCCAGCTCTTGGCTTGCGATCTTCTTCTTCGTCGTCACCTACTTGCTTAACTACCTCGCGATTTATCAACCAGTCGATAGCCTTAACCGTGTCAATCATGACAGGGTTGCCTCGGCCGCCACCGCCTTCGGTTGGCATGCCGTCTTTAATCCATTCGCCCACCCACTTGGCAGACTTACCAACAAGGTCAGCGAACTCGTTGCGGTTCACTATTGCCATCATCAGCCCTGAAAATTGTTGTTTTGTACAAATGTAAGAAAGGACAAATAAACATTTGTTGATTTGTTCGGAAATCCTTTCTTTTGCCACCTGTTCCCAAGTGACAAAACAAATGAATCCCGCATGAATACTGAAAAAAAGAAACAAGTCCTTTCTAAATGACTTAGGAAGAAAGGACCTGTTTTTTGGATCTAAAATGGGGCAGAAGCGGCGAGTCTAAGCCCCGTCACGTTCTAACCCCTAGGGAGGACCCAAAAAGGGTGGGGGTGGCTGCCCCCATTTGGCTTTGATTGAAGTCTCAGCCAGCCCTACAGCTCAACACCAACACACTGACGCAGCTGCTCGATGTAGACTGTTATCTGAGCCATATCATCATGAGTGACAATAAAGCCTGATTCAGTCTCGGTTATGTTCTCCAGTATTGGCTGAGTCGCTAGACACATCGGCGCTTGATTTGTCATCAATGTGCTGCACCCTACCAAACTGGCGCAAGTAATCCCCAGGGTTAGACTTAGCCTGAGCAAGCCGCTCTTGACGCTTTTCTTCATCATCACGCCTCTTTACCTGAACAGCTAACTCAATCAAATGGACAAATAGCTTTACTAGCAATTGAGCCCATAACATCTAAGCGCCTTTGTTCTTTGCTTTGCCATAGTTGGCAGCAACATACTTCAATAGGGTTTTTACCCATTGAGGCAATTTATTGGTCACTGGTTCTGGTAGCAGTGCAACCGCATGTGCTAATCCATAAGCAATGGCCACAACAATTCCTACCCATCCTGGCAAACCATCAACCGAAATAGGTAATTCAGCCATAGCATCAGTTGCCATAGCCGCAAACGGCATAAACACCATGGCCATCATTAGCCCTAATGTTGTAATGAGCTTTCGCATAGTCAGTCTCCTGTTAGTTGCGTGAAAGTAGCTCGTTTACGCCAGCAAGCTCACAGCGCTCCAAATATTCTTCTGGAGTCCCTTTGCCTGCCGATGTGTTGTAGTGCCGCTTCCAGTATTCAGCGCGACCAGCTCTATTCGATGGAATAGGTGCTGGAATTGTGTAATACCGCAAACGACAAAATATGAAACTCAATAGCGGCGAGGTTTCGAGTTCTAAATAACTAACTCGACTAAGCGTGATGCCGAACGCGCTATAAATCTGGGAAGCTATGGTGTGGCCCTTATAGCGCTCCTTTAACCAATCAAAAGTGCCCTTATCGACTTGGGTTACACCCGTTCCTGCGCTGTATGGCGTTGGATCACGATATTCACCAAGCAGAGTTTCTGCGGCTGCGGTTTCGATTAGCAGGTCAGCAACTAGAGGATTACCACCGATAGCACTACAAACCGCTTTAGCAATTTCAAGCGCTTGCAACTTACTAACTAATCCGTAATACATTGGTTTTTTCATTACGCAGCACCTCGGCCTTTGCTTTGATTTAATTCAAGTAAACTGTTTACTGTTTTTTCTACTCGCTGCAGCAGCTCCTTGAGGCCGTTAATCTCTTGAGTGATGCGGCGGTCATGTTCGTCTTTAGTGACATAATGCTTGGCGACATTCACTTCGTGAGCGCCCAGAGCTTTGCTTTGGCTTGATAGCTGCATCCACAAAACCATCAGTAATCCGCCGAAAACAGTCACCAGCAACGTAAGCAAACCAACGAGGGCCTGCATCGTTTGCACGTCCATAGTTATCTCCAGGCATAAAAAAGCCCCGCAAAATGCAGGGCCAATAAAAATTCATTGAATAGCTGATTTATGCATTAATGGGGCGCTAACCCAAACTAATCCCTGCCAAAGGCTACATGCGGGCTCGTTGCTAAACATGCCGACTTAACTGATAACAAGTGCGTCGGTAACACTCGACAACAAAAACCTAAGCTACTTCATCTTGGTCACCAAATTTCAGACATAAAAAAACCGCCGATGAGGCGGTTTGGTGTAGTTATCCTACGATAGAGAATCGTAGCGTTTAACCGTTACATTTGTCAAACTGTTTAAATGTTATTTTCAACATTTGTTTATTTGTTTAAGTCTTACTTAAATTTTAATTATCATCAACCAAATCCCATCCAGTGAAATTTCTAGCGCACCACTCCATCGCTTCGTCTTGGGTTAGTCCTGTTTGTTGCATAACATAATCAAGCAAATCCTTTCTTGAGTAGTCCATAACAAAAGCCTTTAATTTTTCGGCGCAAGTAAATAACCAGCGCAAAAACCTACAAACAAGGTATTTATAGAGTCAGTCTTATAAGCATCATCTGCACTACGCTCTAATAAATTGGTTTCAAAGTCAGGAAACTGAGTGATTACCCATTTTTCGAATTTTTCGCGCATATCAATCCTCCTGACGCTGTACTTCTAACAACTTAAACGCCTGCAGGAGCATCTTCTCCAGTTCGCCGCCCATTAGTGCAAAATCAGCATCGAATCTGGCGGCAACATCTTCATGGCCAACATCATCATTAGTAGCTCGAAATTCCTCAGCCCATTTGATACCTTTAAAAATCAAACCGGCTGTGAATGTCACCGAAAGCGTCTGTCCCCAAGTGAGGCGCAACTCTGTGACTTTCTTATGTGCGTTTATATGACCGATGACTTCATCAGAAAAAAGATCCTGACCTTTAAACTTAACCGTCTCGTCACCTTCGCCAACCAGCACTGCATCATGACCAATATCAAAACCTTCTGGCTGCACTTGTTCACTAAGCCATAACGTCATAATTGTTTCAGCAGGAGATTTACTTTGAATAGGAACAACTGGTAACGAGCCCATCGTTTTACGCAGTAGCGCCAGCAAGGTTTCAGCCTGTGCTGCGGTCGCGGTATCAACAATAATGAGATTGTGCGGTATTGAGATATACGCACTAAGGTGACTTTCTTTGCTAAATGCTCGGGGCAGCAGCTGCTGCACAATGTCGTCTTTTATTGCATCTTTCTCTTTCTTGCCTAACTTTCTTTGCTCGGCCAATTCTATGGCCTTTACTTTTTCATTTAGACTTTTAGTGACCGTGGCGCCAGGAAGGATTTTTTCTTCTTTTTTAAAGGTCAACAATATCCGGCCATCACCGGCTAACAATCGTTCCTCTGCATCAATATGATGAAGTGGTGATACCCAACCGCATTTATAAACGTCTTGAGAATTACAGGCTGTAAAAGAGAAGTCATTCAACGCTGCTGATAGCTTCTCTATGGCATCCGGTTCGCTCAAACCTATGTCGCGGGTAATTTGGAAGACAAGCGCATTTTTAAAGTACATGGGTATTCCTTATTAATGTTCTAAAGTATTGGCATCCTGTGCCATCATCTGTTCGTTGAATCGTTTAGCCCAACATGCCGCAGAATAGGCATCATCAGGTTTATTGGCTCGGTGCCACTCACAAAGCGCGCCCTGCAGGCCCATATAAACATCGAGCTTAAATCCGCAATTAGGGCAATACAGAGTGAATGCTTCGAAGTGTTCACCGTGTTGCCGCGGTATAGGTAACTTTGGGCTGGCTTCTGAGTAAATACCATGGCTGTAACCCAAGCGGGGCTCACTATCACAACCAAGACAAAGGCGCAGGCCCACTTCGTCTTTATGCCGCTGCAGCTGCGCTTTTATTTCTTGCTTTCTTGGGGTGGCTTGTAGCTTCGTAGACATGGGTTAGCACCTGGTTGTCAGTTTCAGATAACAAATCGTGGAGTTGGCGCCAGAACGGCAACCAATCACGACGCCATAAATTTTCACTAATATCCAAAAGTTCACGTATTCGCTGTGGTGTATGTAAATCATTTTCAGCGGTAAGAAGATGCCGCCAATTCTGCATGGCCAAGAACACCATACCTTTTAGCGTTTTTTCTTTTTTAGCCCTAAATGGCTTGTCTTGTGTTGCCAGTAGGCGTTGCCAGATGACGGCAGCAACTATCTCAACGTGGTGCCACTCACAGCGTTCTGAGTATGCATACAGCGCAAGTGAATTAAGGTGCTCAGGCAGCATAGTGACGGCTCGACTGGTTTTTATTAATGAGAATGCATCCGGTGGCAATGGGCAGCTGCTGCACTTAAATGTTCGGCCTGAACGACCACGAACGGGTTCTGGATCAAAGCGTTCGCCGGTGACACTATCAACCGGCCTGTTTTTCGTTCCGTACTTAGTAATCATTGATCCATCAAAATCAAGCTGGCCGCGAGTACGAACGTCAATATGCAAGGCGCTGAGTATTTCAACTCGAATGGCGTATAACGTTTGCGGTTCAATCACTAGTGCCTCCTGCATTTGTTTAAATCTTTAAATGTTGATTTGTTTATTCGCACATTTTGACAATCTTGCCGCCACGAGTGTCACTAATGTCAGTTGCGGCATTTAATGCAAACAGTTCACGCATACAATGCTCAATCACATCAGCCAGCTCATTGCTAAGTTTCTTTAACTGCTCAGGCTCATCCTTGTGGTCATACACTCCGTCAGAAGCTACAAGGGCGCCAGCATCCATCACATCAGCGACTTCACGGAATATCTGTGGCAAGTTGGCCATGTTGCTCTTGCCGTTAATAACTCCGGCAAGTGAGATCCCGACCAAATTAGCCTGAGACAAAAACTCTTTACGTGCTTCTGGACCATACGGTGCTGGCAACACATCGAGCCAACACCAAACCCAACGTAATGGCATATTAGTGTGGCCATTTAAGATCGCGTTAATTTGGCGCACCTTTGCCGAACGCCAACTTTCATATTCATCCGCAGTTTTGTGATCTTCTGGTTTTTCAAGTCCCGCTTCTATCAATGCAGGTAACAGCAAATCATGGATGAACTTAGCCTGGCTAAAACTGCTGTTGGCTATAAACTTATTGGCATAGCTCAACAAAATGTTATCTGGGGAATTAATCACGTTTTTTCTCCGATGGTGCGCCGAACGGATAAAGGATATCTATTTCAGTTATTTCACCGTGGAATAACTCTACTAATGAGTCGACGACCTCTCTACTAGGCCAAACTAGGCCACGTTCAACTAAAGATAGGTGGGCTAAAGTTGAGGTCTTTCCACGCGCAGATAATGCCAATTCGACGTCTTCTAGTGTCATTTGCTTGGATTTTCTAAGACTTCTTAAAGCACTTTCCATGTTTGGATATTCCTATGAGATAACTTAAGTGTGATTATTCCACTATAAGGTTTTTGAGTCAAATTAAACAATTTATGGAATAATATGAGATATGGAAATAGGACAAATCATCAGAAAAGCGAGAGTTGACCTTGGCTTAACCATGAAAGTGGTAGAGGCAAAAACGGGCATACTCGCTTCAAATCAATCAAAAATAGAGCTGGGCGAGAATACCTCTCCTGGCTTTTATACTATTGCTAATTTAGCGAAGTTTTACGGTCTCAGTATGGAGGGGATTTGTAGGGCAATAAGTGAAGATTCTAGCAGCTCTGTCATTGCTGCTCAGGCACAGAAATGCCTTTACTTACCAGTCATATCTTGGGTTCAAGCTGGCATGTGGAGGGAGTCTATACAATCGCATGATGATGATTGTCCAGTAGTTCCGTCACCATTTAAATGCTCAAATAACTCTTACATTTTAAACGTGAGTGGTGACAGCATGACTGCACAACATGGATCTATGCAGAGCTTTGAAGAAGGATCTCAAATAGTCGTGGATCCAGATGTTGAGGCCACTAATAAAAACTATGTTATTGCAAGGATTAGTGGGACCAATGATGTGACATTTAAGCAGTTGATAATAGATGGAACTCAAAGGTACTTAAAACCTATAAACCCGCAGTACCCACTCTTACAAATAGACCAACCAATAGACATCTGTGGAGTAGTGATAGGAAAGATCCAAAAGATAAAGATCTAATGATCTTTCCCTTGTAGGATAAAAGACATATAATCGACCCGTTAGGTTTTCAAGCCTAGCTTAAAAAACAAACGCCCCCACATAAGTGGAGGCGCATGAGAACTAAAAACATCAGAGTATTGATGTGTAAAACGAAACATAAATCTATTGTATAGCAAGAGAAAATAGACTATGAAACGTGAGATTAATCAATAGTTTGCCGCTACCGAATAATCAACCAAGCAGCCACTTGGTAAACAAACGTTAAGGGCTCTTTTTTTGTGAAATTGAATTGGGTCTAACTCAAAATCAAAAAAACAAGAAACCGAGACTTCACCCCATATTCTAGTCAATGCCTCTTGCTAACACAATAGACTTGTGAATTTGTACATTTGCACATTATTACATTTGGTGATTTGTACAAAATCATTAAGGGATTGTGATGCAAGAGAGTACATTCGCAAAATTCTACCGCGAACGCTTTGGCTCGGGTGAAGCTGTGGCTTCATACTTTGACGTTGAACTAACTAACGATGCCGCCACCATTGGTGTTAATTGGTCACTGGTATCTAACCGTATTACCTGGGTAAGTGGTAAAGGCGGCAAGGTTAACGTCGATGGCAGTAAGCTATTACCTGGCTTCAAAAACTCGGTAGGTGTTTACGCCTCCCTTGAAAAAGATGCCAATGGTGTCGAGTTCCCCTTAATCACATTCAAGACCAAAGGCGGTGCCGGTGAAACTGTAGTGTTTAATGGTCTGACATTGCTATGGGAATTATTCAAGCGTGAAAGAGGGGCTAAGGTCCCGCAAGCGAAACTGGACGAATGGGATAAAAAGAAACGAGAACGGGAAGAAACCAACGCCAGAAAGCGTGATACCGCCAAACTTATTCAAGATGCAGAGAATAAAAGGAAGGCGGCAAATGTCGATAAAGAACTGCAACACTTCATCCAGCTGCCTCGTGCAGCTTCGTTCATTTATACAGATAAGAAATTAATTTCCTCTATTCTAGATCATGTTGATGCCAGAGAAGGCCAAGATGCGAATGGAAATTACATAGCATTACGCCTGCAAAATATCACTGGCCACGCCGTTGGCATACAGCGTATCTATGACCGCCATATCATAAAAAAGGACGGCAGCCAGACTAACAAGGACTTTACATGGGGCATGAGCAAAGACGCTGCCCACATCATTATCGGTGATATGAAGTCAGCCGAACGCATCTATGTTACCGAGGGTTTTGCAACTGGTGCATCAGTATTCTTGGCTATGCAGACGTTAGGTATTTCTTGTGCCGTAATCGTTGCGCTGGATGCTGGCAACATGCGTAAAGTCGTTGTTGAGTACCAACAAAAAGCCCCTTACCTACAGCTGTTACTTGCCGTTGATAATGATATGTGGAAGCAGCGCCAGGGAAAAGGCAACGCTGGTATGTTAGTCGCCATGGATTTACTGGCAGAACATGATGAAGTCAGAGCATACGCCCCAGATTTCGCTAAAGTGGATCACAGTTACCAACCTACAGACTGGAACGATCTGCACGTTCGCGCAGGATTAAAAGAGGTTGTTCGACAACTAAAAGGCCAGTTGGCTAGAGTAAAGTGTGATGGTGATTTGTTCGAAAAGTCATTAGAACGCCTCAAATACATTGCGTTTAGTGATGTAATGCCAGCCGCAGTGAAATGCGTTCTGGCGGGTATGCAAGTGGGTATGCCTAAGTACAGACCGTCCGATATTGTCACAACGATCAAAACGTGTGCGCTGCAAGCGAGTATTAGCAGCGACCATTTAAACCTAAAGCAGTTAGCCAAAAAAGCCAATGCCATCTGGTGCGCTAAAGTCAAAGAGGCGCAAGAGTTCCGCTCGTTTTCTTCTCGTATTACCCGCGCAGATTGCCGACCTGAACACATTGAATATCATCAGTTCAACAAGACAGTCATTGATGATGAAGTGCTAAACCATATTAAACAGCTAGACGGCATTATCGTTTTGCGCTTTCAAATGGGATCACGTAAAACACAAGGCGTTATTAAGCCGGTAATGTGGGAATATAGAAATGCATTAGTAACAGCCCACCGCATTTCATTAATCGGCGGTATTGTTGATGCGTTAAACTCGAAACCTAAAGACTCTGAACAGTCTGAACATGATAAAGCTATGCGTGAGCTTATGAGCTACAGCATGGTCGCAAATTATCAAGAGCCTTCTATTAAAGATATGATGCCCGGGATTAATAAACTGGCATGTTGTATCAATTCTATTTTAAAGCCAGAGTTTTCATCGTTACTCAATAATCTTGATGCTATTTGTATTGATGAAGCGGCTCAAACATTGCGACACGTTACTGCAGGCGGTGCAATTAAATACCCAGTTGCGGTTTTTAATCGTTGGTTAGACCTAATGGCGACGACTAAAAGCAAGGTGATCTTAGCCGATGCCGATGCAAACGATATCCTGGTCGAGTTCTGCGAACTAGGACTAAAAAAGCGTAATGCACACTTAAAAGAATTGCATGGTGAAAACTTTATACCTCAAAAAATCCATGTCATTGATGGTCGTACAGATTGTTCTGATACCTCTATTTACTACACTGATGGCGATACCGCTTTTCATAAAGTATCTGAGGACGTTGGCGCAGGTAATAGAGTCTTAGTTGCAAACGACTCTGCAAAAGACGGTGAAAAACTGTTTATTGATTTACAGACTAAATACCCTGCCAAAAATGGCCTATTCATTGCCTTAGATACAAAAGAAGACCGTGATGTTGAAATGTTCACGGACAACCCGAATGTCGAGAGTATGAAGTATGATTATGTGATTTATTCACCGTCTATCTCATCCGGTGTATCCATTGAGAACGGCCATTTTAACCGCCATTATGGAATATTCCGTGGCACTGTTGCACCCTCTGATGCCATGCAAATGATTCGCCGCGATCGTAAAGCTCGTGAGTTTATTCTTGGCTTATCTACTATGCACAGTAATCGTGAAGAATCAGCCATGGCCATGTGGTTAGGTATGATACTGGCTAACGATAATCAACTGGAAGTAGAACTCAACCGCGAAAGCGGGAAAATCGAATTGAAAACCAAAGACCTAGATTTTGACCGATTCCGCTTAGATCTCATTGCTCAAGAAAACAAAGCAAAGAACGATTTTGCAAATAATTTATTGTGCTGCTTATATGCCGATGGTTATAAAATCAAAAGTTTAGATACCACTGACATAGATAAAGAGAAAGGCAAAATGGCAAAGGAAGTCGCTAGAGATATGCTAAAAGCAACTGACATTGCCAGGCATTTAGAACAGCCAACACCAACCGCGCCAGAACGCGACCAGCTGCTGAGCAAAATGAACCTGTGTCGTGATGAAAAGGCAAAATTAAACCGATGGGATATTGAGAACGCCCTCATGTTGCCAGTTGATGATGAAAGCATCGAATTTCATCATAAGGGTGGGCTAAATAAAGTCCGCTTATTTGAGCTGCTAAATATGAGCCCTGAGAAAGCACAAGAATTTGATGCGGCAGAAGTAGCAGCTGGTGTTCAACCGTCAAATCGTATGTATTTGGTTAAGCAACGCCAAGCCCTGAGAGATTTTTTCGAGGTTGCCGGTTTTGATTGGACCACTGGCAAAGGCGAGTCTACCGAAGAATCATTGACTGCAGCCATTGAACATCTGATAGCGGGTGACAAAATTCACTTATTTAATACCTGGTATAAGTTTGGCGGTTACATAAACCCATTTAGCCGCAACCTAAAGGCAGTAAACAAAGCCAAAAGCATTCTAGAGGCCCTAGGTTTAAAGATGTGTACATTGCAGCTTGGACGCAATACAGCGGCCTCAGCTAAGCGCCAGCGCTATCTCATCACGCTAGATTCATGGGACACCATGTCGGATATTCACCGCCGCCGTGTTGAGTCAGCCGCCACCGCCTTTAAACTAGAACATCTGGACATGGCATTGATCCATTCTTCACCTGATAACTCTATAGACATGGTGAACGAAATGGATCAAGCGAAAGCCAAGCCTAGAAAGGTTTCTAGCTGGTTAGATGTGTTCAACCTTGCTTTAGAAAATCTAAAAATCCCCCTTGTTTACTCTGCGAAAATAGCTAAAGAACTGTGTAGATCGCAAATTTACAGGGGCGACTATGCAAAACATGGGGTAGATACTGTTCAGCACCACGTTGGCATAGCTGCAGGGCGGTTAAGACTGCTCGATAATTAGTCTTAACCGCTCATAGTGGTATTGGTTTTACTATATCAGCGATTCGCTGAGGACCTCTTACACCCTCATGGCTAGTAAGTCGGCCGCTTCGTGTAACAAAACAAGCATATCCTCCTTTGACGTCTTTGTTAGTTTACTATTCGTCTTAATGAGACTTCTAGCTATAAATAGTCTGTTAATACAGTCTTTTACTTGCTTATCCATAATGTCCTTGTTGCATTGCATCTGGGTATACATCAATTACTCCTACCCGCTTTCCTTGATACATCTTGGTTTTCCGGACGCTATATTGCCTGTTTTATTACTGTAAAAAAGAGCCAAAGACAAAACAGTCCTATACTTAGACTGCATAGGTCAAATTAGTCTTATTTGGAGGAGCCGAATGACCGACTCACCGATAATTTTGGCGCTGATAGCAAGGAGGAAAGCAGCAGGAATCACACAAGAAGAAGCCGCCAGCATGGCGGGACTATCTCTTAAAACATATCAACGTATTGAAAACGGGACTGGTGATATTAGATTAACCAATTACTTATCTTTGATTCGCCACCTTAAAGTGACTGATTTAGACATAGCGCTGGATACATTGGGGATTGGAGAAACAACACCTTGGGATGTGGCTGCTGCCGCAAGGGTATTACCACCTGAGGCAAGAGCAGCCATTGTTTCTATGATAATGATTATCTATCGTGACGCACTTGAGAAGAAGGAATAGCATTCCTCTCTATTTCAACCATCACCTCTACGAGTTTTTTAAATTGCGTGGCGTCGATTAAATCGGCGTTTAACCTTTCTTGGATAGTATAGAAAGATACACCTTTATTTTTGATTAACTCCAACAGTTCTGATAGGTCCTTAACGCTGCAGGCTAATTTATCAAGGCGCCAAATTATCAATTTATCACCTTCAGCCATGGCATTAAAAAGCTGATTTCGAGCATCCCTTCCGGCTGTATCTGCATAAATCAGATCACAGCCGGCATAATTAAGTGCCAATTTTTGCATATTACAATCCAAATCACAGGCACCACTTACATAGCCAAAACATCTCAAGAGGCATCATCCTTTTTAAGCCAAATTTAAATATCTTTGGCCATTATGGATTTTTTGTAATAGTTTCGCAGCTCTTTAATCGCACTATCTTTTCGACCTCCGGTATACATTTCAAACTCTTTGCCATTGACGTTCGCGGTTAAGTGCCACTGCTTGCCAACTTTTACAGCTGTCACATCGATGTCATTAGCATCTGGCCACCAAGTAAGGATACTTTCGTCGGCATCCTGGTCATCTTCGGCTTCAAACTCGGCTTGCAGTGCTTCCAATTGGTCCTCGAGTTCTTCAAGTTCCTCTTTGATTACATCTAGTTCTTCGTTTAGCAGTTTTTCTTCACCGTCAATTTCTGATAACCGGTTTTCGATTTCTTCACGTTCTTCTTCCAAATCACTGCACGTATCCGTGATCTCCACGGTCCTGCCATTGATTTCCTCAATACGTTCTTCAAGCTCAAAAATCTCCCTAGCCTTTTTGTTATCAGGCTTTTTAGGTTTAGCTTTTGGTAGCTCAAATTTATCTAGCTGAATAAATTCATTAACGTAGGTCTTAATGGTATTAAGGTTTAATTGTTTACCGTCGAACAAGCAGTACCGGCGAATGTAAGACGGTGTGATTTGTTCTAACTTCAGGCCATTAGCCACTTCATTCTTTAACCACTCATGCATGATCGCAATCTTAGGGGCTCGGACATAGCCTTTGACGTCCGCATCGGCTTTACCCAGATAATCTGCCAGCGCTTTTTGCTGGTCTGTCATCGGTTCGCCATCATCATCAATTTCGCACAGCTTGATAGATGTAATGGTTCTGTCTAATTGAAAAGCCTCATAGTGCATCTGGGTTTCCATAAGAGAATGGCCCAGGACACGATGGCGGTAAGCAGATGGGGCCTCGCCACTTTTAGCATGTTCCTCCTTGGTTACTTCGGTATAAAGTGCCCTGCAGTCTTTGAGCTTAAAGTGGCCATTATTGAGCAATGATCTAACTGCCCGATTCATCGTACTTTCATATTTTTTGTGCACAGCGCGGTTATGGTAATAGTCCTTTATATCGCCTGCATCAACTGTACTTTCAACTGTTTCACCCAGTACGTTTTTATACCTTAGCTGGTCCTTTCCTGTTGCCTTTCTCAATAAAGATAAGGCTTTTACAACAATATCAGCCTCAATCATCGAGGGGATCTGGTAAGGTTTCACTTCTTCAAAAAGATGCCTATTTTTAGTTTTTAGCTGACCGGAGAATAATATTGTGGATTCTGCGACAGTCTTAAAGTTAGCTGTTTTCATGATCTCAGTGAGTCGCCGTCCGGTGGCTATGGCTATGCCTATACAGAGGTCACTTACAGACGGGTCAATTTTAGTTAATAAATCGCGTGATAATTTTTTTATCCAGTCTGGATTTACTAGGATTTGGCTGTGTAATTTCTTCTCTAATTGCTTCTTACTATCGTCGCTAATCCAATCTTTGATAGCACCTTTTGGTTCAAACATATAAAATGCATGGTGTTCAATCTTTAGCTTTAAAAGGTCTTTGCGGAAGTCTGAGCCAGTGATGGAGCTGGACCTTAATATGATAAGGTTTTCTCTTAAAGTCTCAATGGGCAGGCTTGGGTTTAGCTGTTTTTCTAAGTCTGGATATTTAGAAGAATACTTTTTAATAAAAGCACTTACATACCTTTCTATAGCATGGTGCTTAAACCCTAAAGCCTTTACACCATTGCGGTAGTCTTCCATCAATTTGGAATAATAACGGTAAGAACAGACAGGCTGGCTAATCAACTCACCGGTTTTATTATCGACCATAACATTGAGACGGCCATGTTCATCCTTGGCGATAGTATTACACCTATCAGTGATGTACTTAGCTGCTCCTTCAACCTTTTGTGCGGCTTCTTCTTGTATGTGCCTGACCTTA